CGACGAGCTGGCGCGCGCCATCGGCGGGGCTGAGGCCGAAGCCGCCGCTGGTTCTGGCTCGTCCGACCGCGACCGCGTCGCGGCGCTGCTGGCGGTGCTTGATGTCTAGCCATATCGTCCGCATCCAGATCCCGGCCGGCTCCTCGGGTCCGGTGCTGGCGATCATCGAGAAGATCGCGGCCAAGGCCGCCGACACGGCCGGACTGCTCAAGAACATCGGCGAAACCGAGCTCAAGGCGACGCGCGAGCGCTTCGACGCAAAGAAAGGCCCGGACGGATCGGCATGGCCGGCGAACGCTCCCTTGACGCTGATGCTGGCGCGCGGCGGCTCGATGATGAAGCGCACCGGCGGCCTGGTCGGCTCTATCTCTTACGAGGTCTCGGGATCGACGCTGAAGCTCGGGCCGAACAAGGTCTATGCGGCGGCACAGCAATTCGGCGTGACGATCAAGGGCAAGAACGGCCCGTTGCGCATCCCGGTCCCCGGCGGCACGATGATGTCGAAGGCGCAGGCCGCGAAGCTCGGCGTCGAGCAAAAGAAGGGACGCGGCAAGAAGTCGGGCGATGTGGCGGCGTCGAAGGGCGCTGGCGCGATCTACGTTCAGTCGGTGACGATCCCGCCGCGGCCATACATCGGCATCGGCGCGGCCGACGCACAGGCGATCGTGGACACGGTCGAGGACTGGTTCAGCCTAAAATAGACCGATCGACACAGGAGGCTCAGGACGGCCGTGGAGCGCCGGAGGGCTATATGGGTAGCCGAAAATTCAGAGACCCCCCGTTAGACCCCCGTTAGAAACGCAGCAATCGACCATCGTGGCCCGCTCCTCCCGTCGCATCTCGACATTCGGTCCAAATCGCGCGACGGTGCGGCCCGCTCCACCCCCATCCCGGCACGGGAACGCTTCCCGCCATCGACCAGCCGCAGCCCCGGCATGGTGCCTCGAAATCGCATTTCGAGGACGGGATGAGCAAGGCGCTGCGCTACATCGAATGTTTCCGGCCCGGCACGTTCCAGCCGATGGCGGGCGATCCCGTCACGCTGACCGCCGACGACCTGAAGGCGATCGCCGCCGGCTATGACGCCGCCGGCGCGCCGGCCCCGGCTGTCGTCGGCCATCCCAAGACCGACGACCCGGCCTATGGCTGGGCGCGGTCGTTCTCCTTCGACGAGGCGTCGCAGCGCCTGGTCGCCGGCATCGGCGATCTGGAGCCTGCGTTCGAGCAGGCGGTCAAGGACAAGCGCTACGCCAAGATCTCGCTGTCGCTGTTCCGCCCCGATGCGTCGAACAACCCCAAGCCGGGCTGTTGGTATCCCAAGCACGTCGGCTTCCTTGGCGGCGCCGCCCCGGCCGTGACGGGGCTCGCCCCGGTCAATCTCGCCGGCGACGACGATGGCGTCCTGACCGTCGAGTTCGGCGAATAGGGCCTGCGCGACGTGGCGTCGATGTTCCGTCGCCTGCGCGACTGGTTCATCGAGAAATATGGCCTCGACGAGGCCGACAAGGTGATCTCCGACTGGGACATCGTCTGGCTGCAGCGGCAGGCCGAGCGCGATGACGACGACCGGCCGGGCATGTCTTTCGCCGCTCCGGCGGTCCCCCAGAAGGAAGCATCCATGACCAAGCCCGACGACGCGGCGCTCGCCGCGCGTGAAAAAGCCATCGCCGATCGCGAGGTCGCGGCGGCCCAGCGCGAAGCCGAGCTTCGCCATGCCGACCACGTCGCCTTCGCCGAAGGCCTCGCCGCCGACGGCCGGCTGCTGCCGGCCTCGAAGGACAAGGCCGTCGCCGTCCTCGACGCGCTGGCGTCGACGGATCGCGTCGAGGCCTCGTTTGCCGATGGCGACGCCACGGTCAACGCCTCGGCCCTCAGCCTGGTCAAGGAAATCCTGCAGGCGCAGCCGAAGGTCGTCAGCTTCGGCGAAATGAAGATGGGCGAGGGCCAGCCCGACCAGGCCTCTTTCGCGGCGCCGGCGGGCATGGATGTCGACCCGGACGGGCTGGCGGTGGCCGCCAAGGCCACGGCCTACCAGCGCGCGCATCCCGACGTTTCCTTCCTCGACGCAGTTAAGGCGGTGAGCTGATGTACGACAACAATGTCCTTTACGCGGAAACGCTGATCGCCTCCGGCGAGGTCTTCGGCAACCACTTCGTCACCTATGCCGGCGCGCAGGCCGGCGCGGGCGACCATGTCTGCGGCGTCGCCGCCTATGACGCCGCCACGGGCGAGGTCTTCTCCGCCAATGTCGCCGGCCGCCTGTCGGTCGAGGCCGGCGCGCCGATCACTGTCGGCCAGCGCGTCAAGTCTGACGCCTCCGGCCGCGCGATCCCCGCCGCCGACGCCGACGAAGCCGCCGGGCGCGCCATCAATGCCGTCTCGGGCGCCGGCTTCCCGGTCCGCATCCTTCGTTTCCAGTCCTGATAGGAGAGCCCCTTGGCCACCACCAATATGAATGTGCGCCAGGCGCAGGTCATCGACCCGATCCTCACGACGCAGGCGCGCGGCTACACCAACGCCGCCGCGATCTTCCCGATGCTGTTCCCGCTGGCCGATATCCCGGTCCGCTCGATGAAGGTCGTGAAGTTCGGCAAGGACGATTTCCGCCTGATGAACACCCGCCGCGCCCCCGGCGCGAACGTCAAGACCATCACCTACGGCTTCGAGAGTGAGCCGATCGCCCTCGTGCAGGACGCGCTCGACGCCGTCGTGCCGCGCGAAGTGTCGGAAGGCGCGGCCGCCGTTCCGGGCGTCGACATGGCGTCGCGCTCGGTCAATCTCGTGCTGAACATCATCGACCTCGGCCACGAGAAGGCCGCCGCCGATCTCGCCAAGAACGCGGCCAATTACGGTGCGGCGTCGAAGGTGGCGCTGGCGGGCACGGACAAATGGTCCGACGACGCCTCCGACCCGGCCCAGGTCGTCGAGGACGCCAAGCTGACGGTCGCCGCCCGCATCGGCCGCGAACCGAACACGCTGACGCTCGGCCGCGATGTCTTCGCGCGCCTGCGCCGTCACCCGAAGGTGCTGGAGCAGTTCAAGTACACCGGCCGCGAAAGCGTGTCGGCCGAGATGCTCGCCGCCTATTTCGACATCGAGCGCGTCGTCGTCGGTCGTGCGGTCTACCTGCCCGAGGATGCGTCCGACGCCACGCCGGCCGAGTTCATCTGGGGCGGCGTGGCGCAGCTCTCCTATGTCAACACCGACGGCTCCTACCTGTCGCCCAGCTTTGGCTACAGCTACCGGCTGCAGGGCTATCCGATCGTCGAACAGCCGCAGTGGGCGCGCGAGCGCCGCTCCTGGCTCTACGGCGTGACGCAGGAGCGCGCGCCGGTCATCACCGGCTCCGACGCCGGCTTCCTGATCCAGAACCCGCTCTGAGGTCGACATGGCCAAGAAGCCCACCCCCAAGGGCGAAGCGACGCAGCCCTTCGCCGTGCTGAGCCTGATGCGGTTCAACGGCTCCCTCTACGGCCCCGACGACATGGTCGAGATGGCGCCCGCGGAGGCCGAAGCGCTGGTCGCGGCCGGCGTGCTCGCCGCCAGCCCGGCCGCGCCCGCCAAGCCGACCGAGCCGCCGGCGCAATAACGCCGCGCCGCGCGATCTCGCGCGGCGTCGCCATCGGCATGCGCTGCCGTGACGACCGGGAAAGACCGGAGCCAAGGACGGAAGGCGTCTCCGTGACAGCCGGGAGAGACCGGCATCCATTTCCAGCGTCAGAGACGCGCGCGAGGCATCATGGTTCTGACGGTCGAAGAATTCGTCGAGCGCATCGGCGCGGTGGAGGCGGACGCCATCGCCGGCGTCGGCCTGCGCGGCGCCCGCTCGATCGACCGGGAGAAAGTGTCGGCGGCGATCGCCGTCGCCGACGGCCTGATCCTCGGCTATATCCGCGCCCGCTATCCCGCGCCGATCGTCCCCACGCCCGACCTGATCAAGGGCTTTGCCGAGGACATCGCGCGCTACCGCCTGCGCCTGCGCACCGGCGACCAGTCGGGCGTTACCGAACAGGTCAAGCAACGCTACGACGATGCGCTGCGCCAGCTGCGCGACATCCAGTCCGGCCGGCTGGCGCTCGACGCCAACCAGCCAGGAACAGCAAACGCGCCGGCGGAAGAGCGCCCCGTGCTCGTCTCCGGTCGCCCGTCGCGCGCCGACGCGATCCTCGACGCCTGGGCGCTGACGACAGAGGGAGTGCGGCGATGAGCGCGGCTGTCTCGATGCTGCAGGGTGCGCTCGACGCCGCGACGATGGAGCCGCCGGTCGAATGGCCGGAGCGCTTCGTCCAGGCCGTCGTCGCCGTTCTGAGCGCGGAGGCCCCCGGCGCGTTCCGCGTCGACGCCATGCCCGACAAGGTCGCGGAATACGACATCGCGTCCTACGATGGCGCGATCCTCGTGCACTACCGCGGCTCGAAATATGTCGGCGGCAATGGCCGCAGCCCGGCCGTGCTGCAACGCCGCTTCGACTTCGACGTCCATGTCATCGCTCGCGGCCTCGCTGGCAAGGCCGGCGCGCCGAACGTCGTCGAGGCCGTGCGCCGCATCCTGCAGAACCGTCAGATCGAGGGCTCGCTGCCGCTGGCTCCGGTCGAGGACGGCCTGCACGCGGAAGAAAAGGGCGCCTGGATCTACGTCATCACCTTCCGCGGCGAAATCCCCGCCATCGGCGGCCGTCACCCGCACCCATCGGAGATCGCACGATGAAATTCACCTATCACGGCCCGTCGCACGCCGCGACGATCGAAGGCCCGCCGGACGCGGACGGCAAGCGCCCGACGCTGTTCGAGGGCTGGCTCACCGCCGGCGGCGAGATCGACCTGCCCGACGGGAACCCGACCGCCGCCGCCTGGCTGGCGCGCGGCTGGCTGCGCCCGCTGGAGGCCAAGGCGTCCTCCAACACGAAAAAGGGCGGCGACGCGCCCGCCTCCTCCAACGCTTAAGGAGCCCCCATGG